GGATGGAGCGAATAAAGATAAATGGCTTTCTGACGCTTATGATTTCGTGAGAGATTATGAGTCTACCCACAATATGGTTTTGGTTGATAATCTATGGGATAAGGTTCATAACGTGTCAGAGTATACGTTAAGGAGGCAGTATGAGTCCGGGCTGATAAGCAAGTCCTATATGGATAAGAACCTTTCCCGGTTTAAGTACTTTATCCCTTTGAGAGGTTTCTCCGATAATATTGCCTCCGATGTTTATGATTACATAGACGCTACGGAGATAAAGATGGGAAACCCAGTGAAAACCGCAAAAGGACGTATATCTGAGGCTGATAATCCTTTCGCTGGTTTGATACACGTTGGATACGGATCTATTACCGCAGGAAATAGGAACTTGGCGAAACAACGTTTTCTCAATTTAGCTAGCAATCATGACACTGGCGGTCTTATTACCATAGATAATATCTGGGTTCGAAATGTCGGTACCGAGGAAAATCCGGAATGGGTGGAGTCCATTCCGCAAATACCGGATAACGCTTCTGGCGAGGAAGTGGCCAAGGCGGTGAAAGATCATGAGGAAATGATGAGAGAGCTTAGAGAGGAAGGTAAGGCTGAGCTGATTAAAGGAGGTCGATCGGATATACCATATAAAACATTGTATGACCAGAGAAGCCAGCATCAGGTACAGGTTTTCGTGGGAGGTAACAGGTATGTCATGACCGTTAATGGCAATCCCCGATTGGCGCAAGCGGTAAATGGATTGACTAATCCGGACGTGAAGGATGATCTCGCTTACGTCGTAGCTAGGAACTTGAAAACATTTATGGCCGGAGCTTTTACGTCCAAGAACGTGGCGTTCTCGTTTGCCAACTTGATAAGAGATACGCCTTATGCCAATAACTCCGTGTTTGTGACGGAGAACTTTAGGTATTTCAAGGATTTTTCAGGGAACCAGAGGCGAGCGTTATTTGGACTTCGGAGTTTAGGTCGTAATCTGTATAAATACAGAAGGGGAGAGATCGATATTTCTGATAAGGAACAGGCGATATTTAAGGAGTTCATGGATAATGGAGGGGCTACTGGATATACGTTCGTGGAGACGCAAAAGGAATACGCCAAGGATTTAGCGAACAAGTTAGAGAAACTTTCGGATGGTAATATTGGGAAGTTATCCCCAAAAGAACTAGTCTCTACTGTATTTGAGTGCTTTGAGTTCATGGGTAACGTAGCGGAACTTGTGAACCGATATGCGGCGTATAAGACAAGCCGGGAACATGGAAGATCCATTGACCGGTCAATCAATGATGCCAAGGAGGTATCGGTTAACTTTAACAAGAAAGGTGCCGGAAAGAAAACGAAGAGCGATAAATGGTATATTAACACAGCAGCGTGGATATCTGAGTATGGAAGAGATTGGGTGTTGTTCTTTAACGCCGCCGTTCAAAGCATGTATAAGGAATATTCCATGCTGAGAAATCATCCAATTAAAGGAATAGGTTCCCGTATAGCCCCACTAATATTCATGGGATCGTCTGTTTCGTTGCTCAATAATCTGTTTATGCCTATGCTCTTCGCTTATTTGGGATGGGATAGCGATGATGATGATAGGGATTATTTTGATTCATTGAGCGATCATGAGAGACAGAATAATATATGTATTCGTTTGACTCATGGTCGTTGGCTCAAGATTCCGTTATCTCCGGAGCTTGCCAATTATTTCAAGATCGGAGATATAATTGCCGGGCAATTATCTGGTAAAAGGGAAGTGGAGGCTATGGATGTCGTTAAGACAGGGATTGATATGGTATCCCCGTTAAACATAAACTGGGAGTATGATAGTTGGAAGTTCGCTCTAAATCTCCTGCCTACGGTGGTTCAGCCCATCGCCCAAAACGCCTCTAACGTGAATTTTATGGGTAATCCTATCTATAAGACCTCGATGAATAAGGCTAATGATTATGATCCGGAGTACACCAAGGTCTACAGGAGTACCAGTACCACCATGGTCGAGTTGTCGAGGGCGCTTAACTCGTTGACAGGTGGCGACGATGTCAAGAGAGGTCTGAGCTTTAATCCGGCTACTTGGCAGAACATTTTTTCTGGATATACGGGAGGTTTTGGTACCGTAGCCTTGGGGGTGTCTGATTTAGTCCTTGATATACTGTCCGGAGAGGATGGAGATATGCCAGTGAGTCGTTATCCACTGTTAAGCCGTTTCTTGACCGGAGGGGACAAGGATTTGAAGCTGAGCCGGATGAATTCCATATATAACAAGAAGGTCGTAGACTTTGTCTCGGAAATGGATCATGATTACAAAGGGTATCTAGAGAAGTCCATGGACCCATCTATCAATATTCTTGACAGGGCAGAATATATCGTAAAACTTGAGAAGTTTATGAAAAGTGATGATTTCAAGAAATCTCAAGAATTATCTCAATACGTGAGAGCCATATCCGATATGGAAAGGTTCCTTCGTGAGGTAGGTAGCGATAATGATTCTCTGGAGAACCAAGTGTACGAGCTGAAGCTACGAGCGTTGGAGATATTTGAGGATTCAGATGAGTGAAAAGATAGCGGGTGGCGTTTGGTGTCACCCGATTTCTTTTTAAATATATTCACTGATCAAACCAATAAATGCTACTATTGCAATAATAGAGAATATGAACATTGTTACCGCACTTAATCTAAGAAGATATATGGATATAATTTCAAGTACATTCCATGATTCAGTACCTAGTATCATAAACTGGGTTGTATATTCCTTGTACCCTGTTTTTATAGTTTTTTTCTCTATGACACGATAACATCCAATAGGTATTAAGAATATGCCAAGAAACATTAGAAAACGGTATCTTACTTCTGATATACCATATGGCGTTGTTACTTCTCTGAATCTAATTCCTTCAAGAATTATACCTAAAATCCTTGCGTCATACAAATAGATGTCTCTTCCATTTCCATTAGGTGTTCTTGGCTTGAATTTGGTTTCCCATAATATCTTTTCTAAAATAATGTCTTTATTGAAAATATAGACTAATATCGCAGATGAAAGGATAGCCATGCTGTTTAAAAATTCTTCCATATTTATTTTTCAAAAAAATCCGATTGGTTAATTTTTTTTGTTCTCATATTTCCATTAGACACTTTATGAAGAGTAACTTCATAGTATGGAATAGAAATTCCATTTTCGGTTCTCTCTGAAAACATGTTAAAATAGTCCTTATAGTTGGCTTGTGAAGAGTAATACACATTTGATTGAAACATTCCTAACTTCATCCCATCAAATAATAAGTTAGGATTCCACTCATTACCATAAACACATTTCATCTCATAAATACCTTCTGGAATATTTTTTATATCATAAGATGTATGCTTGTTGATATATACATTCCTGATAATCTTTTTACTAGTTATATTTTTTAATATAACAATAGCATCCTGATCACTTCCATTCTTTACTGTTATATAGTTCTCTTGGCTATCATCATACAAATTAAGTCCAAAGTATTCAGTAAAAGGGGAATCTCCATTCATAAGATGATTATTCTTGTACAGATCCGAATATAAATCACTATTGATATTATTAGAATCTTTGTGTATGTTTGACTTTGTAGTATCAACCGTTAAAGTCTCATTGTTGGGATTATTTGTATGGTAAATTATACAAGCGGTTATAAATGATAAGCATATAAATACCTGTAAAATTCTTTTGCTCTTCTTATTTAACTTAGTATTGTATTTTTTCCTTTCTCTTCCACGTTTATTATCTTGCTTGTTTAATGATTCCTGTTCTTTAATATCAACTTTATTTGATCCTTTTGAGTTTATTGAATTAAATACATTTTGTCTATAGGAATTTAAGTCATTATCATATTTTGATCTTCGTTCTGGGTCAGATAATACTTCATATGCCTTTTGTATTTTTATAAATATATCATGTGCATTGTCGCTTTTGTTTTTATCAGGATGATATAATAATGCCTTTTGCCTGTATGCTTTTTGTATTTCTTCAAAAGTAGCACATTCAGTAATTCCAAGAATAGTATAGTATGTATTTATAGACATGTTTTGTGTTTTTTTTGCAAAATTACCCAATCTTCACATCCGTTATCCCGCAGGAGGCATGTTTTACGGCATGTCCGTGAATTTTCCAGTAGTACTTACCCTTCCAACGAAGTATATCTTCTATGCGGCTTGCTGTATATATTAGATGACAAAGTAGTATTGTTATTCCACTTTAATCTTTAACGGATATCCGCAGTTAGGGCATTTATATCCACCATCGGTCTCTTTTTGTACTTCGGAAGGGGAGGCGAAAAGTTGCCACATGGGAACTTCTAGTGCGGAGGCTATCTTTTCGAGGGTCTCTTGAGAAGGATTGCCTGCTAAAGTTTTGACAATAGAACTTCGTGATACATTTAGCTTATCTGCAAGTTCAATTTGAGTAATACTCTTTTCTTTAAGTATATCTTTTATTCTATTCATACTATTATATTTAAATTTATGCAAAGATAGAACATATATGCGGTAGTGTACAATTATAACTGTACTAATTTAAGTTAAAGGAATAATTATATATACTCTTTTACTTGAAAATGTGCAGCTATGATTGTACATTTGCGGTAGATCAGTCAAAGTAAATCCCCGAAAGCGGAAGTGACTGAGCCGCTAACGGGGATATGGATAATCTTTAATGCAAAGTAAAGATATGGAAAATTTGAATAGTTTGTTGCCTATAAGTGAAAATAATGGTAAAAAAGCGGTTAACGCAAGAGCTTTACATGCTTTCTTGGGGAGTAAGCGTGATTTCTCAAATTGGATTAAAGATCGGATAGACAAGTACGATTTTATTGAGAATCAAGATTATGTGGTTTTCAACAATTTTGGCGAAAACCCTAAAGGCGGTAGACCTCAAATAGAATACGCTCTATCCATTGGTATGGCCAAGGAACTGTCCATGGTTGAAGGGAATGAGAAAGGCAAGCAAGCCCGCAAGTATTTTATCGCCTGTGAGGAAAGCAGGAAGGAACTGTCTCGAAAGGAGATCCTTATGATCGCCTTGAAAGCGGAGGAAGAGAAAGAACAACTCGCTCTGGAGAATAAGGCTTTGCAAGAAGATAACGAGAGGAAGCACGCAAAGATAGCCAAGCTCCAGCCCAAGGCCGATTTCGCAGACAAGGCATTCGATACCTCTGACAAGGTCGATATAGGCATGGCCGCCAAGATACTGAAACTCGGGTTCGGAAGGAATACCCTTTTCAAGAGATTGAAGGAGCTAGGTGTTTTCTTCTCCAACCGTAACGAGCCCAAGCAGAGATTTATTGATGCCGGGTATTTCGAGATGACCGAGAAATTTATAGAGAGGAGCAATCATCCGGGATTTGTCGTGACGAAGGTCCTCGTTACCCAGAAGGGATTGGCTTATATAAACCATCTTTTGGGCGGTGACCCCGGTGATGGTAAGATTACTAGGATTGTTTGACAGATTCCCTTCCTTGACTATGCCAAGTGTTAAATTGTGACTTGAAAATAGATGTACGGCGTAAGCACGTACGGCCAAGACTTTAACCTTTTGTGACTTGAAAAGTATTTGTGAAATATTAAAAGATTGATTGAATATGAAAGATATAGATTATTTGTCGAAGAGACAGCTTATTATTATAATGAATGATGTATCCGACCTCATGAAGGAGGTGTCTGATATTCGCAAGCGTATATCCGCGCTGGAGAAAGGAAACGTTAATAGGCCCAATGATACCGGCAAGTGTAATATCGTGGATATGTACACGAGGGAACGCCGTTAATGGTTGACTCTGGATAATAAGGGTCGGGGGATTGCCTTCGGCCCTTATTCATTACCTGTTTGTCTCCTAAGGGATGAGGCTATTGATCGTTTTCAGACAACCTTAAACGATTTGTTTATGTGGCAGATGTATTTTCAAGCGTGGAGACCCTTTCCTCTAAGTCTTTCAGGGAGATCCCTAGCGATGAGATAGACGATCCCATTTCGACCACGCTTTGGTCTATCCTGTTGATCTCCATAGTGATCCCTTTTTGCCCCATCACCAGATCTTCAGATTCCCCCAGCTCTTGGGTTATGGATGTTTTCCTCACGTATTCCGTATCTATCTTTGCCAATAGCTGGTCGAGATTGTTTCCTTCCTTGTCATATACGGAGGATGAGGTGGTTACGTATGATATCTGGTTACCCCACCTGTCCAGCGGTTTTCGTATTATGATCTTCTTCGCCATGCTCGTTACTTTTCCGCTAAAGTATGAATTAAAGCGTAAATAACGTGCGGTGTCGTTAACGTCGGGTAAGATTTATCGTTCCCGGTCGTTCCTGTATCCCGATATTTGCCTTGTCCGACAGCGACCGGACATAGGATATTGAAGTCAAATGCCCTGCATGGTGAGTCGCTGCGCCGTGTGGGGCGACTTTTTTCATGGAGGACGCACGAGGTAATCAAAATAACAAAGTCGTTTTGATCTTATGGCAAAAATTGCGGGAGAAAATATTTCGAACAATTAAAATTTTAAGATATGGAAGCAATTAAAATTTTTGAGAACGATCGTTTCGGTGAAGTGAGAGTAGCCGGAACAAGTGAGAATCCTTTATTTTGCCTTGCGGATGTTTGCCGGGTTTTGGAAATAAAAAATGTCAGTGATTGTAAATCAAGATTGGATCAGAGGGGTGTAGTTTTAACCGATACCCCAACATATAACCAACACGGGGCAGAGGTTATCCAACAACTTGTTTTTATTAACGAAAAGAACCTCTACAAGGTAATCATGCGATCCGACAAGCCGCAAGCCGAACCATTCCAAGACTGGGTATGCGGAGAGGTTCTCCCTTCCATCCGTAAACATGGGGCGTATATGACAAACGATACACTGGAGAAAGCCTTGACCTCGCCCGATTTCTTGATCCAATTGGCCACAAACCTTAAAGAGGAACAACAAAAGCGTATCGAGGCCGAGCGGAAAGTAACCGAGGCCGCTCCTGCCGTGGCTTTCACGAACGCCGTTCAATCGGCGAACAGTTCCTGCCTGATCGGTGAGCTAGCCAAGCTGATCGCTCAAAACGGGTATTCCATCGGGGAGAAAAGGTTGTTCGCATGGATGCGTGACAACGGATATCTCGGAAAGCATGGTGAGAGATACAATATCCCTAACCAGCAATATGTTGAACAAGGATTATTTGAGTTGAAGAAAGGCGTAAGATCCGGTAGTAACGGGGTACTGCATACTACTATCACGCCTAAGGTCACCGGAAAAGGGCAAGTTTACTTCGTGAACAAGTTCTTAGGTAATAAGGAGGCTTGTTGAGTGAATTTACGACAATTTCATAGAAAATCATCATGATATATAATATATTCAAGCAAATCCGTATATGGTTCGTCCTCTTGAGGGCGGACATCCAACTCCGATACGCCATAAAGGAGGCCAAGGAGAAGTACTCGAGGCGTAACGTGCGCTATTACGTGATCCCTAATTACGATCATAGGTTGATAACTTGCAACCGATCGGAGGTACGTAAATACAGGACGGACGGTTACTTCGCCCATTCTGTACGGATCGACGATTTCAACCGGGAATGTTTTTATTATACGCCATACGCCAACGGTAAAAATCCCATATCGGCCAAGGAGAGGGCGTTAAAGAGGAGGTCATGGTTGAATTACGTGTTACAGGCGAAAGGTCTTATATGATTAAGTAAAATAGAAAGGGGGTGACATTTATTTGCCAACCCCTTTCTTGTATCAGGCTTACTCGGAAGCTATGATACCCGCGGCTCTCAAGGTTGCTAGGATGCTGTTAACCTTGTTTACCACGTCCGTTAAGGCGGCGGAACTTTCCAGATTATCGATCTTGGGCTGCATGCCGTTCTTGAATAAATCCTTGAAGATTTCCAGCTCGCTTCTAACCTTGCTTACTTTTGACATTTTAACCTCCTTTTTTTAATGTTGGTATTTATAATTGTTGATTGATAGCGTTGATGCCTTGGCCGGCTATCATTTGTTGTTGCTGAGCGGCTAATTGTTCCTTCTGCGACTGGATCAATTGCAATAACTGATCGGCGAACGGGAAATTTCCCACCTCGAGCATTTGCTCGATAGATATCTGCTTGGCGTTCAGCAACTGCAATAGCAACTTGTTGGATAACGCCCTGTATACCGGAGTGTCGTAGTTCTCTGATATGGATATGTCGAATTCCACGCCTCCCATGGTCTCCGGGTCCCATTGGACATAGCCATTCCTTCCAACGATCCTTATTATTTTTTTATCGTCGTAGAATTGCTGGATGTTCTTGCACTTCTTGTACATGCCCGATATGATGAAGCTGGCGAACGATTCCAGCAAGTCCACGATGCTGTTGCTGGCGTTGGACGCTTGTTGCTGGTATAAGGCTCCGCTTGTCCCGCTCGTGGGCTGTTTCCCCTGCATGGCCCCTTGTACCCCGGATACGTCCTCCATCATGGACATCTGTAATTTTATCATGTCTCCCAACCCTGCCGGCACG